TTAGATGAAAAAGCCAGAGGTAAACTTGCAGGAAAATATTTAAAAGATGCTATAGATGCTGGCAATCAAGTAGTAATACAAACTAAACTCAAAGATTCTAAAGGTAAATTTGGCAGAGTATTAGGTGATGTTGTTGTAGATGGAAAGAATATAAACCAGTCTATGATTACTGATCATATGGCTGTTGCTTATCATGGGCAAAGTAAAGATGATATAGAGCTACAACATCTTGCTAATAGAGAAATACTTATAGAGGCTGGTCTACATACACCAGTAGATTAGTGGAAGCCTTTGATTTAATTGCTGAACTAGGATTGCCTATAGCTAGTGGTTTAGTAATGGCTTACTTTATATTTCTTGTAATGAAACAACTTATGGATGGTCTTGTAGGTGAAATACAAACTGTTCAATCTATATCTAAAATGCTTATTACCAGAGCCGCAACTATGAACAATGATATGATACGCATTGATACTAGTGTAAGTAGTGCTTTAGGTTTATCGCCTGACTTAGAACGAATAGCTAGAGCAGAAAACTTTGTAGAAGATGGAAAGATAGATGCTAGGAGAGATTAATGGATGCACCTATAGGAGATGCAGAAGCTGTTGTTGATGGTTTATTTGGATTAATATATTTATATCCTTCTGATTATTTTGTTGTATTTGGCTCTTTAAGTCTTTTTGCTATTTATGGTTTATCAATCTATGCAGGAATAAAGTATATACAAAAGAAGTTTAAGTAATGGATATTGCTCAACTAATTGCAGACTTTGGTTTTCCAATAGTGATGGTAGTAGGTTTAGGTTATTTTGTTTACTTTGTATGGCAAACAATTAACAATAAAATAGACCCAGCAGTACAAGAAATGAAGATAACTATTATTAGATTAACAGATCAACTTAGGCTATTAGATCAAGATATGATTAGATTGCAACAAAAAGTAAATACAGTTTTAGAATTAAAAGAAGAAAACAAACTCAAGGATAATAATGAAAAGTAGTTTTGCGTGGTATTTAATAATATATGTATATGTAGCATTGTGTTCATTATTAATAGCTTCTTATGGTTATGCAGATGAAATATCTTTTAGATTTAAAAGTCCTAGTTTTTCTGGCATTAACTCTTCTTCACATTACTTAACAATAGAAAATCAAGAGAATACTAGAAAGCAAGCTTTAAAAGATGAGATAGAAGCATATAAAGATGAACTAGCAAGAGATGCTGAAAATACTACATTAGCTCGTTTTATAAGAAATCTAGAATCAAGAATATATGCACAACTATCTAGACAAATGGTAGAACAACTATTTGGTGAAGAAAAATCTACAGAAGGTAAACTAACCTTAGAAGGTAATACTATTGAGTACAAGGTGGAGAATGAACTTATCACTCTTACAATCATTGACGAACTTGGTGGACAGACGATTATTTCTGTACCTGTCGGTGAGTTTACTTTCTAGCTGTGCTTCTCATAATGTTCTAGAAGGTGGTGGTATACCAAATGTAGTAATTAAAAGTTCTTCAATAATGGACTTACAATCAGAAGAACTAAAGAATATTAGACCAGCAAAAAGAAAACCTGTCATAGCTATATATGGTAATAGCTTTAGGGATCATACAGGGCAACGTAAAAGTAATGGACAGTTTGCATTATTTTCAACTGCTATTACTCAAGCACCAGAAGCTTTTCTTATTAGAGCTTTAAAACACGCATCTAATGGTGAGTTTTTTAGGGTAACAGAAAGAGTTGGTTTAGATTCTCTTACAAAAGAAAGACAACTTATTCGCAGTACCAGAGAAACATTTGATGAAGAATCAAAAGTAAAGCCATTATTGCTTGCAGGTTTGTTAATGCAAGGTGGTGTATTAAGCTATAACACTAATATAAAAAGCGGAGGCGCAGGAGCTAGATACTTAGGAATAGGAAGCTCAAAAGAATATAGAGAAGATTTAATAACTATATCTTTAAGGTTAATATCTGTAAGTACAGGTGAGGTTCTGATTGAAGTCTTGACAACTAAAAATGTATTGTCTGTTGGTTTATCTCAAGACATATTTAGATTTTTAGATGAATCTACAAGACTCATTGAAGTCGAGGGGGGAGTTTCAGCAAACGAAAGTACATCTATTGCATTACAAAAAGCAATAGAAGAAAGCGTACTTGAGATAATTAAAATCGGAATAGAAAAAAAATATTGGGTGTATAAAAATGAAGAAGTTAATTAGTTTAATGTTATTTTTATCATTAAGCGTAGTTGCAGATGATAATGAAATATATGTAGATCAAGTTGGAGCTACTGCTAATATAGATTTAGAACAGTTAGGTTCTGGAAACATTATAGGTGGATTATTATCTGCTCATGGTTCTATGACAAATTTTGATTTAGATGGCACAAGTATGACGCTAGATGTAAATCAAATAGGTAATAATAACAAGATGTTAGGTGATATTAATGCAGACACTTTTACAGGTTTGTTTGACTTCGATGGAGATACTAACAGCTATACAATACAGGTTGATCCGACCAATGCTAATAGTGCAGATTCATCAAATGTAAATGTAAATGTGGATGGGTCTACAAATACCATGACATTAGACTTAGCTAAAACCTCTTTATCAAGTGGTGCAGATATAGACACTATAATTCAAGGAAACAGCAATACTGTTAATATAGATTTAGATGTAGATTCAGCAACTAACTATATTGATTTTGATGGTGATAGTAATACGATAGACTACAATGGAGATGGCTATGCTGGCGCATATTTTAAAATTGAACACGATGGTTCAACAAGAGCTTTTGACATTGACCAACAGTCTACGCAAGACAATGATTGGCTTCGTGTCGTATCTGATGGTTCTGGGGGTACTTTTTGCATTAACCAATCAGATCAAGGCACAAGCACAAGTTGTTGATATAGGAAGTATTACAGAGCTTAGAGGTAATACTAGAGTAGTACGAGATAAACCATATGAAAGTGTAATTGATTTTTCTCTTAACTCTATGGATCGTTTAGAAACTGCCGCAGGTAGAATGGGTGTAACTTTTCAAGATGACACCACTATTAAATTGACAGAAAACTCAAATGTAATTATTGATGACTTTGTTTACAATCCTAATCAAGTTGAAAAATCAGCAATGGCTCTTAACTTTATCAAAGGAACTGGTCGGTTTATTAGTAGTAAAACTAAAAAACGTATGCCAAAAGATAATATTAAGATCAGAACTCATGCGGCAGTCGTAGGAATAAGAGGCACAGATTTTACTATAACTGTATCTGAAACAGGTGAAGCATTAATTATACTTTTACCTGATGAGTTTGGTGAAAGTTCAGGAGAGATAGTAGTAACAACAGCATTAGGTCAAGTAGTTTTAAATAAACCATATCAAGCAACTACAGTATATAACTTAGAAACAATGCCTACTGAACCTGTAACTTTAGACATAAATTTAAACATGATTGATAATATGTTAATTGTTAATCCACCAGAAAGAATTGCAGAAGATATAAATGAAAACTCTTCTGTAGCAGACAGTATATTAGATGTAGATTTTTTAGAATTTGATGAACTTGAACAAGATGCTTTAGCAGAAGATGATCTGGAGTATACAGAACTAGACATTGATTACTTAGCGGCAGACTTTCTTCAAGATTTGTTAGATATAATACAAGAAGTAGATGAGCTATCTAAAGCAGATAAAGCATTAACAGGTGAAGGTATAAGAGGTACTGCTATTGGTTATGATTCTGATACACAAATATCTAGTTTTGTTACAGATTCAGATGTAAAACTAATAAGACAAGTTGAAGATAAATTAGAAATGAAAGTTTCTAGACAAGGTTCTTATAGCATAAGAATTGATCAAGAAGGAAAAGTTAATCAAGTTAGTGTTAATGGCGGTAGTAGTTCTATAATCAATATTAAACAAGGTAGTTAAGGAGAGAACATGAAATTTAAATTAATTAAAAATTTAATCGGTGCTGTCGCACCAACGATTGGCACAGCATTAGGTGGACCAATGGGTAATATGGCGGCTAACATGATTGCTGAAACTTTAGGTTGTGAAGCAACACCAAAAAAAATAGAGCAAGCAGTACAAGCGGCTACACCAGAACAACTAGCAGAACTTAAAAAGATTGACGCTAACTTTGAAGTTCAAATGAAAGAGTTAGAAGTTGATTTGTATGCTCTCCAAACAAAAGACATACAAGATGCAAGATCAAGGTTTTCTAAAGATTGGACATCTAAACTTATAGGTGTACTTGTTGTTGGTGGCTTTATGGGTTATATCTTTTTAATCACGCTCCAGCCTCCAGAACAAAACAGCGAAGCATTGATCAACTTAGTTCTAGGCTATCTTGGAGGACTTGCAAGTGCTATTATTTCATTTTACTTTGGAGCTTCTAATACTACTAAGGACAAAGACGAATGAAGGTATCAGATGAAGGTCTATCACTTATAAAACATTTTGAGGGATGCGAGTTAAAAGCATATCGCTGTGCCGCTAATGTTTTAACGATTGGCTATGGATCGACTAAGGGTGTAACAGAAGATATGGAAATTACTCAGGAAGGCGCAGAAGAGCTTCTACAGGAAGAAATGCACGAATATGAGGGTTACATCAACGATATGGTTAAAGTGCCTTTAGAACAGCATCAGTTTGACTCAATGGTATCATGGGTATTCAATTTGGGTAGCGGTAACTTATCTTCTTCTACTTTATTGAAAAAAA